CCATTAGTTGAGATGGCTACTTGGTCCGCGCCAGGGGAGTAGATGCCGGTATTGGTGTCGCCGGTGAACTTCAGGGAAGGGGTGCCAGCGGAACCAAGAGCAAGAGCTGAGTTGCTGCCGTTCTCCCGCATCATCGGGTAGCCGCCAACTTGAACACCGTCGTGAACAACTACGACTTCTTTATCAGTATCAATAGTTGTTTCACCAACAGCACCAGTAAAAGAACTGTGCTGAACAGTAGTACCGCGACGGCGCTGAATTTGAGTGGACATTAGCAAAAAGCTCCTTTAATTAAAGACTACCGTAATCAGAAGAGGTGCCTACAGCATCAGTAATAAGACCCCAGTTAGCCAAATAACCAAGAGTCAAAAGAGTAGATACTGTGCTTTGAGCGGTGGTTGCACTGTTAGCTGCGTTAGTGGCAGATGTAGCAGCGTTAGAAGCGCTTGTGGCTGCGTTAGAGGCACTAGTAGCCGCGTTAGAGGCACTAGTAGCCGCAGCAGAAGCCGAAGCAGCCGCAGCAGCAGCGTTATCATCAGCTTGAAGAATTTCAGTGATGTTGTCAGAAATAGTCTGAGCAACACTGGAGGTAATTGTCCATTTAACAAACGTGTAAGTATGAAGAGTGCTTGTGGACAGCACCTGCATACCACCGGAGTTAAGAGGACCGGTACCAGTAATACCAGTAATGGTTACAGCTGTTGAGTTGCTGGTTGTGGCGTTAGTAGAGGTACCAGAACCGTTCCAGGTCAGTCCAGAAGCATCGGTGACTTCAACAAGAACTCCAGCATCAGGAGAACCACCACCGTCTACAACACCGTTATTGGGAAACGTAACTTCAGTAGCTACAACGACGTAAGAACCAATGTCGTTAAGCAGATCAATAATCCGACCGTTGACAGCTTGAGTAGTAGGAACAGTGGTGTTGTTGCTTACCCACGGTTCTGTGCCGTCAATTGTCTCTGAAGTTTTGTTCCAAAAGTTAGCGTCTACATAAACTTTGGTGGCAGCTTGATAATCAGTTGTTGGCGTAGGGACAATTGGGCTACTAGTAAACGTTTTAACGCCATCAATAGATTCAGCGCCAGTGACGTTTACAAAACGGTTATCAGCTTCTGTTTCCGTGTAATAACGGTTATCAAGTTGACCAGCATCAAGTTCAGTTTCTGTGTAATAACGATTATCAAGGTCATAAGACCCAACAGAAGTAACGTGACCTTGAGCAGTAACAGTAATGTCTTGAAGAACAGTACCGTTGCTGTTATTAACAGTGGTGTTAGCTCCAACTACGTTGTGGTTAATTGTAATTTGACCACTACTAGGGCTGTTATCGGTAATGCTGATGTCAGTACCAGCAACAACATCAGTGGTTAAAGCAGTATCAATTTTGCTGTCAATACGATTATCAGTAGCAGCAGTCGTAGCCCATTGAGAGTTATTAGACGCCCAAGTTTCACCAGAGCCAATAATGGCTGCTTGATCGCTTAGGTCACCACCACCACCAAGAAGAGCCCCGTAAGTGTCTCGGAACTCCTGAAGAGCATATAGGTTTTGGTTAGAAGCGTTATTAAGGTCTGCAGCAGTAAGCGTTGAACCAGCGGTATAAGTAACAACGTTGTCATCAATGCCAGTAGTTCTTTGAATAAGAACAGTGGCACCAGAAACTGCAGTGTTAAGAACAATGGCAGTTCCAGCAGTGTTAAAGGTGTAATCAGTAGTAAGAGTTTTTAAAGCTCCATTTACATAAACAAAAACGTCAGCCCTACGAAGATATTCAATAGGGTTACCTAAGCTGTTAGTAAGGGCAAACGTTGTACCAGATGCACTGGTATAAGTGACAGATGCGTAAGCCATTAGTTAGAACCTCCGGTCAGACGGTTGTTAAGGATCATTTGTTTCATTTCAGGCGGTGCTTTGTAGCGTTGACCAGGAAGTTCTCCCATCAAAAATTGCTCCTTAGCAATACCTATAAGTTTACTCACTTCGTTTTTAAGAATCACACTACGCATATTGTCTTCTCGATTCCAATTGGCATCTTGAACCAAACCAAACGGACCCATTTTAAACGGACTATCGACACCAGGATACTGAGTGTATTCCTTGCTAGTCACCAGTTCTTTCAAATACTTGTGGGCACCTTTGTACTGCTTACCGTTAGCAAAGAACGTGAACTCACTGTTCAAGAAATGATTAAATTCATTCAACACAGTGTCGTTTATACCAACTCCATCGCTGTGATACAAGGTTTTACGAGGAGGGCTGACGAGGTTGTAAACCATTTCCTTAGCAACAGGATCATCCTCCATCTTGTTGGGGAACGTCCAGTAACGGCCTAAGACGGCTTGAATGGGGTACCAAACACCAGCGTTGTTAGCGTTGACAGTTTGACCAGAGGTACCATACCAAAGGGCTTTACGGGACCTTGTGCGGTATTCAGGATCTTTTGTAATAAACGTCATAGCAGCATCAGCAAGCAAACCGATAGGGCTGTATTCAGAAGCAATGCCAAAAGTACTAAACATTGAATCAGCAATGCTGTTTTTAAAGTCTTCTAAAGTAATACCTTTTTCACCAATTTTTCCTCGGCTATAGAACTTACTGGTAGCAAATTTGCTAACAGGTGATGCTGGTTTACGAGGATCAAATCCTTGCACAATGACCTTACGCAAATTGAGGTAAGGATCACCAGCTTTAGCTACAGACTCAGACAAAAGTTTTTGCATACGACTAATATCACCTTCATTTGCAGAGGTAAGAGCTTTAATTAATTTGTCAAAACCAGCAATGGCAGGAGTTTCAAGAATGGTGTTAGCTAGCAAAGAAACAGCCATTGCAGTCAAAGCTGAAGTGTCTTTACCAGGAGCAAATTCAACCAAATCCCTAATGGTTGAATGAAACGCCAAGGTGTTACCAAGAACTGGAAGGAACCGGTAAGGAAGGGCTTGACCACCAATCATCCAGGTGTAGGGATCCACAGCTCCTTCTGTTTCGCGATAAGAGTTTTCAAGACCACCAGTAATGTCTTGATTGCCATCACGAACCAAGAAAAACGCATGAGAATTAATACCAACAGAAAGTGCTAAAGCACCTTGAGCAAGGTTCCGTTCAACTGGATTATTGCTCATATATTTGCTTTCAAAATTAATAATTTGTTGTTTTACATCTGGTGGAAGTAAATCAGAAACAGATTCAGGAAGGTTTTTAAGTGTGGCAGAAGCAGCAGCCCTTACAGCATCAGTAGAAGCTTGAATAACCTCACCGCCGTAAGCAATCATTACAGCTCGTTTAATGCCGTTTACTGGTGACGTAATGATCGGAAAAATGTCACGAGCAAAAAACGCAAGCGGAGTAAAGCTACTTTGACGCCAAGTGTTGATGGCATCTGTAACAGAACCAAGAGGACCAGTCAGTTCTTCAGTTAGGTTTACAGCTCTAGTCAATCGCAGCATCTTTTCATCGTTAACTGCATAGCCAATCGTTTTTTGATCAAACCCAACTTTGATTGGTTGATAAATATCAGAAACTTCTTTATCAAGACGATTAGCAATTTCAGCAGCACGGTCAGATTGTTGAATCATTCCAGCAGCAATTTGATCATCAACTTCAACAATTGCTCGTGCCCTTGCCCCTGCATTAACAAACAAAGAAGTTGAAAGCTCATCAGCAGCAGCAGAAAGCTGGTTAAAAATTGTGAGGTTTACATCTTCACCACCTGGGTAATAGCTTTCTTTACCAACACCCATACCACGCAAAGCAGTAGTAGGAAGGCTGATTGCTTTACCAATAGTGCTGCGCTTACTCCACGCTTCACCAGGCATAAAGTAATCGTGGAAGACTTTTGTCATCACACGAGTTTTGTTAAGAACATCAAAAATACCTTCGTTTTCTTCGCTCTTTTCAAGGATGTAATTAAAGAACGGAGTTTTAAAAGCAGTAGCAGTGAGGTCTTGAGAAATAGCTTCTTCACGACGCAACCCAGAACGACGAGCTAGGTCGTAAGCAGCATCAGCAGCTTGAGCTGGATCAGTAATTGCTCGGCCATATACAAAACGGTTATAAGTGGCATCAAGAGCTTCACCAATCGTAAATCTGAGTTGCAAAAGTGTTTGCTGAGCAACACGAGCTTCTTTGAGGTGTTCAGCAGCAGAAATGTTTTTACCAGTAAGCCACTTAGCTGTTTTATTAGTAAGCACTGGACCTGCCATACCCAGAAGTTGTGCCGTTGTTTCTGGAACCGATTGAATCGGAATAGAAGCAATCATGGCTGGGTTGGACAGCGGAGAACCAGTCTGCAAACGAGCCAACACTGCACTGCCAGTTAGTTCAAGCTCTTTAAGACGCTCGTAATCACCCTGGCTTTGATACAGCTTTTCAATCAGGTTTTCAAACCCTTCAAACTCTTCATCAGTCAAATCTTCACCAGCTTTTACTTTGTTAAAAAATTGACCAATGTTTTGATCCATCTCTTCTTTAGCGTCTTGAGCCGCTTTAGCTGCAGCGTCGGCAAACTCACTACTATCACCAAACGATGCAAGCTGTTGATTAAGTTCACTAAACAGTGCTTTGGGATCTTGAGTAGCAAAACCAAGGCGAGTACGACGATCAAACAACCGCAGAGCGTTACCAACGCCATAGAACAGCGAGTTCATAGCCTTTGCATTAGCCATCAACACTTGGTAGCTGTCAGCCGCATTAGCAAGAGCTGCAACACGATCTAAACCTTCTACATCTTCACCTTGAATTACACGACGTAGATTGCGAGCATCACGAAGAGCTGCAGCAGCACTGTCATCCAGCATTGCCACGGGAACAATGATTTTGTTTAGGTTCTTTTGAATGTCTTTACCAAACTTTTCAGACTCAGCAAAAACAGCAATCTTTCTAATTGTTGAGTTATTACCTAGCAACGTAGCCATTTTTCTGATGGCAATAGCGTATTGCTGAGGCAAGATTGCTTTACGACCCTCAAGACTGTCTACGGCTTGTTTAACAGCAGTAGCGTTTTCAAGGGAACTTGTGTATTTGTTTGCGTTAGTGCTGTAGATCTGAGTAACGTCTTCAGCCAAATTAGTACCATTACGCAAGTCATCAACAACTTGCTCACCTTGTTTGGTAATAATGTCGTTTACACCACGAACAAACTCTTCAATAGTTGCTTTAGTTTCAGTTGG